TAAACTTATTCTATCAATTCCTAATTTTTTAAGCCAAGTCTGATGTTCGGTACGGATTTTTCTTAATCTTGCCGTATTAGGTAATTTGCGTCTCATAATGTTATGGTAAGTTTTTATTTAATATAGCACTATATATTAAATGGTCATAGTCTTTGTTTTCACTCCAAGCATTTAAACCTTGAATTAATTTCTTATAGTTCCATCTACCTTCTTTTAATTGTTTTGCTCTTTCATCTCTAAAAGGTTTATAAGCAGGATGTCTATTAATAATTTCTATCATATCGCGAATACTTTCACATTTATGTTTGTATTTTTTAACACCCCAATCTGCATCTGGATTACCTTTTGCTTTCATTTGTGGTATTTTAGAATCCCAAGTTCTAACTCCAAATAATGCATTACCTTCTATTGCAAATCTGCTAGTACCCCAGCCTGATTCAACACCAGCCATTGCTATAATAATTGAACTAGGTATTCTTTTTTCTGTTTCTGTTGTATAATTTAAATAATCTACACATTGTTTAACTGCATAGATAAAAGAATCAGGATCATTATACATAAATTCGGGTTGATGGATATCCAAATATAAAGATACTTCCATATCTTTTTTATTTTGCATAGTTATTTTGTCTAGTTTAATATTAATTTTAGCAAAGTGTTCTTTTATACTTTCAAACATTGATGAAGTAAGTTTGCCTTCTGCCACTGGATTTGGAAAAAATGTTCCATAAGAAAAGGATATAGAAACCACCATACCTACTGCAAGAGTATAATGGAACCATTTTTTTAAAGATTTTAATAACTTCTTATTACTATCAAAAATCTTAGAATCTTTATGTTTTTTACGCATAATCTATTTGTAATTCGTATTTATTTTAACACATACTATAATATATGAAGATTCTGGCAGTGTCAATGATTAAAAAGTGTTGATATATGCGATTATTTTACGTGTTCTTTACAAGCCTCGTACCAAAATTTACCACTATCACGAAGAAGCTCGTTTTGTTCTCTAAGATTTTCTAGTCTTTTTTCGATTAATTTCCATTGGTAGTCAGAAATGGGTTTATTATTCTCGTATAATTTTTTGAGTCGTTCTATAGCATTGTCAATAGAAGGACAAGTAAGATCAGGTACTTTTGGAGCACTCTTTTTTAACTTTCTAAAAAACTTCTTTTTTTTAATGCTATATCTCATACGTATATATTTAGAAAGTTTTTAGTAAAAGAAAAATGCTAATTTTAAAGTTATAAGGTAAGTTAAAAATAAACATAGGGGCCGAAGCCCCTATGCTGGTCTATGTTCTGTTGCCGAGATTAACCTTTCTCCGAAATGGCAGTATTAAACTGCAACCAGTTCTCTGTCAGCAAAAATGCTAACTGGAACTGTCACTTCAGGTTTAAATGCTAATGCATTTATAAATTGGACGTTACTTCGTGCCTACTAGATAGACTCCATTTGTCTTTACATTCCGGTCGATCCTAGTTCACCCCCGTTAAACACTTAAACCTTAAAATGTTTCACGTGGAAGAATTTGGTGGAGGTGGTCGGTACTGCCCCGACGTCCCTGAAATTTATTACCCAAACTTCAACGTCTACAGTAATATTTATAACATCTTTTTATTGATATGTCAAAGACATCGATGGTACAGTCTGGTATGCTGTTTTATGTTGGGAGGATTATTCTACAATGCGTTTAAGATTTCCTGCTACTTGTCGTCCTCGAAATTCTACCATCTCATACTCCATTAAGTCGCCGTCATGGACGTCGCTTAAATTTGAAGCCTTTAAAGCAGATACGTGTAAAAACACGTCTTTACCTTCTTGATCTGGTGTGATGAATCCGAAACCTTTAGCGGAATTAAACCATTTAATTTTGCCTGTTGCCATATTCTTCTTATGTGATCTCTTCTTATTAATTATTATCTTACTGAATTATTTATATGAATTCCTGAAAAAGGGTGTTGTTGGCATGGATAATCGATTAAATCCACGCCAACTTTAAAATTACATAGAATTTTTCTTTTCTTGTATTTCCTTACGTCTAGCTTTAGCAAGTTTCCCTAAATTTCCTAGGGCCTTTCTAGCTCTAGCCGCCGCGGCTTTAATTCCTTTAGTTTCAAAAGCTTCGTTTTCTTTAACGTAACTTTCTACAGCCTGAGTAATCTGTTGATGTGTCTCACTCATGATTTTTATTCTCCTTAATTATAACGTTATAAATCTCCATCCAATTCTTAACTCTCCGGACTGGAGTTTCATTAGTATTGTAGCTTCTATTGTGTGGAAGGTCAAGCAATAATGAATTCAAACCGTGAGCCGCACCATCTTCGGCATTAATTGGTTTGTCTTCTATCCAAAATGTTCCTGGCTTGTACCGTTTCAGGACATCTATCTTATCGGCTCCTTGATCCAAAAATGTAATTTCATTAAAAACATTACCAAAAATATTTTGGAGGTTTTCTCTTCTTAATTGGTTTGCTTTTGAATCTAAAGTTTGTGATGTTATTACATCAAATTTGTATCCTAGATCCGATAATTTTTTTATATATTCAACACTACCTTCGACAGGTTCTAAATCTTTCATCCAAGCACTTTCATTGAATACTTTTATAAAGACTTTACTTTGACCGTCTCCTAAATGATAATTCATATCTATGCTATAATGATCTTTAGCAAATTTAGTAAAGCCTTGAGTTACCATCCATTCGTCGAAACCTTTCTCCCAGAGAAGTAAGACTCCATCGCAGTCTGTTGCTATTATTTTATTCATTTAAATATCCATCTAATCGAAATGACTCAATATCTCCGCCATTGTACAAAAAACATTCTACAGCAGATTTTATTTCATTAATAGATGATCCATATTCACCATAAACATCATATTCACCAGTTTCTTCATGTTGATCACTTTCAATAAACACACGGTAATCTGTATTATTACCATTGCCACCATGAGTAATAGAAACTTTTTCGTCAGAATCCCAATGTAGAAAATCTGCATCGTTGTCCATATCTTTTTTAAGTTTTTCGAAGTTTATATGAGAACTATTAATTTTAGGTGTTTTTTTATTCATTAAGTATTATGTTAATTTGAGACCTGAAGTCGATTCGACATATTTTTTAGCCATTTCTGCTTCTGTAGGTGAGTAGGCCATAATACTATTTCTGTGGATTCTAAATTCTTGATGTTGTGGGGTAGAAAACATAAAAGGTCCTAACCCTATTCCTTTTTCTGTTCTGATTAACATCATAGGACGTTTTATTATAAATTCTTTATCAGTTATTTCTATTACCCTTCCTATAACTTCTTCACCGGTATTTAATTTCATTGATATTGTTTGGTCGGGCTTAATCTCTAGCATATTTCTCCTTATCTATTTTTTTAAAATGTTCTACTAGATTGTCATAATTTCCTATTAATTTTCCGTCTAAGACAATTTGAGGAACAGTTCGGACATTAGGAACTGCTTCTAATAATTGCTCTGTAGTCCAGCCTTCACCAATCATTCTTTCTTCATATACAATTTCTTTTTGTTCTAAAAGTCTTTTAGCCATATCACAAAAATGACATTGCATTTTAGACCAAACTATATTCGACATTTAATTATCCTTTACTTCTGGAATAGGAATTGCGCCTATGCCTTCATCGTGAAGTTTTTTAACTTCGTTATCAGTTGCAGTACCGAAAATGTGATCGTCTCTTTCTCCTTTAGATGCTTTTCTGGCTTCCTTGGCAAAATTACGACCAACGTCTTCACAGTTCTTTGTAACCCAATTATTTAAATTTTTTAATGCTTGTCTACTATTAAAAAAGACTTTGTTCTTTTTATCTTTCTTTGGCGATTCTTTAGTTTTAGTTTTAACAATACTAGGAGCCATTAGTGCTCTCCTAATATTAGGATCATCACACATAGGACAAAGTAGTAAATTTTTCTTTTTTTGATCTAGGTATGCAGTTTCAGAATCAAACCACCCTTCGAATTTATGGTCGTGTGTGCATAGTAAATTATATTTCGCCATCGTACTTAATTCTCCAATCACTTTTGGTATTGTTCTTTTTGTCCATATAATCTAGTATAAGATTGATTGCGAGAATTGTCAAGCCGAATCCAATAATCATCCAAAGTCCTTTGCCTTCTTCCCAATTGGTTAAAAGAAACCAAAGTACTTCCATGCCGTCCATATTTTGAAATTTATCCATTATAATTTAAATTTAGAAAATTGTCCTTCTTTTATATCTTGATTAATACCACCAATTAAGTATGACTCTACTTCTGTTTCTTGTGGAGCAACTTGTAATTCTCTTGAACTTAACCAATGTCTAGTCCAAGGTAATGGATCTTGAGATGGTGGAATATCATATATTGGATCAAAGCCCAAAGCTCTTAATCTTTTATTTCCAGTCCATTCTACGTATCTGTGTAAAAGTTTTTCATTTAATCCTATTAAAGATCCTTCATTAAACAAATGCTTTGCCCAAGCCTTTTCTTCTTCTACACAATTTTTAAACATTTGAATAACTTGTTTATCGCAACTTTTAATAATTTTTTTCATTTCAGGGTCATCGCCTTTTTGCCAATTTTTAATTATACGTGATGTTAGGTTTAAATGCGTAGCTTCATCTCTAGCAATTAATGATAATATTTTAGCAGAACCTTCCATAAGTTTAAGTTCGCCAAATGCAAATGTACAAGCAAATGATACATAGAACCTTAGTCCTTCTAATAAATTAACACTAAACATTGCCAAATACAATTGTTTTTTAACTTCTTTAAGATCACCTTTACCTTTTACAAAATAATCCTGTGCCACACTTCCAAATGTATCATAGTTTTCTGTAACTGATTTTGCTCTTTTAAGTATTTCTTTGTCTGTTAAAATAGTATCAAATACTTCAGATGGATTAGGATAAACGTTCTTCATAATATGTGAATAAGCTCTTGAATGAAGTGCCTCCATAAAATCCCAAGTTACTATGCAACCTTCTAGTTCAGGTAATGAACAGTAAGGAAGAAACATTAAAGCAGGGCCTCTGCCTTGTACACTATCTAACAATGTTTGGTATTTTAAATTTGATGTGAATATATGTTTTTGTTCTGGACGGAACTGTGCGTAATCTGATCTGTCTTTTTGTAAACTTACTTCCTCGGGTCTCCAAAAATATCCAAGCATAGTTTGATTAAGTTTATCAAATTGAGGATATTTGAATATATCATACCTTTGTACATTTAGGTCCGCACCAAAAAACATTGGTTGTTTTGTAAAGTCTATATTGCTATCTTTATTGAATACTGATTTGCTCATAAGTCGTAATATTATATAGTACAAGCATCACAGTCTTCTCCTGAATTTGTATCTACTAATTCAGCAACTTTCTCTTTTGATACTTCTCCGTTAATTTTTGCATCACCATTTATTCCAGTAATTGGTTTTTCTTTTAAATGGTCATAAATTTTGCTAGTGTCAATTCCTGCTGGCTGTACATCTTCTTCTTCACCTTTAAAGTCATAAGTGTTTTGGTAATAAGCCGTTTTCCATCCATATTTGTATGCATTAAGCATATCCTTCGCCATTGCAGATAAAGGAACTTCATTATTTTCATAGTGTAATGGATTGTAACTCCAGTTACCACTGATAGCTTGGTCAAAGTATTTTTGCATTACAGAAACAACTTTAATATATCCGTCATTATTTTCCATATCCCAAAGTAAAGTATATGCGTTTTTAAGTTTAGGATAACCTGGAACTATTTGTTTCAATGGACCTTTTTTACTTTTTTTAATTGATAATATTGCTCTTGGTGGTTCAATTCCATTTGTTTCATTACTAACTACAGAAGAACTTTCACTTGGCATTTGAGCTGTTACTGTTGAATGTCTTAATCCGTGTTTTAAAATATTTTTTCTTAAAGTTTCCCATGCCATTCTTTGTTTATGTGGCACAATTTTATCAACATCTTTTTTATAATGATCTATTGGTAATTGACCATCTGAATATGTTGTTCTATCAAATCTTTCACATTTTCCTTTTTCTTGTGCTAATTCATTACTAGCTTTTAATAGATAAAATTGAAATGCTTCAGATAATCTATCAACGGCCTCCCAAGCGCCTTGTTCACTATATTTGTAGCCTTGTTTTGCTAGGTAGTGTGCTAATCCAATATAACCAACTCCTAAAGAACGTCTTGCTTTGGTGCTGTTCTCTGCCGCCTTAACTGGATAATTTTGATAATCAATTATTTCATCTAAAGCTCTTATAGTTAAATCGCATATTGGTTCTAATTCTGACACGTCACTTATTGTTCCAACATTAATTGCAGAAAGAATACAAAGTGCAATTTCTCCTTTTTCATCATCAATGTGTTGAATGGGTTTTGTAGGTAATGTAATTTCTTGACATAAGTTTGACATTGTTATTCTGTCTTTGAAGGATGAGTGAGTATTGCAATGGTCTATATTCATAATATAAATTCTGCCTGTTTCTGCTCTTTCTTTTAATATATCAAAGAATAATTTTTGTGCAGATACTTTTCTACTGTCAATTGATTTATCTTTTTCATATTTTAAATATAGTTCATCAAATTTAGGTGTGCCCCAGGCTTTCATTAAACTAGGTACTTCGTGTGGAGAGAATAATGTAATGTCTCCTTCAGTAATAAATCTTTCATAAAACAATTTAGAAATTTGAATTGAGTAATCCATTTTTCTAGCTCTGTTGTCTTCAGTTCCTTTATTATTTTTAAGAACTATAATGTCTTTAATTTCTTGGTGCCATATAGGAAAGTGTACTGTTGCGTTTCCACCGCGTACTCCATTTTGGGTACAACTTCTAACTGTAGCTTCGAACTTTTTAAGAAACGGAATCACGCCTGTGTGTTGTACTTCTCCACCTCTTATTTTAGAATTAATTCCTCTTATGCGTCCTGCATTAATTCCTATACCTGCTCTACGTGCCACATATAAACCGATTGCCATATCACTAGAAAAAATTGAAGGAAGAGTATCATCACTATCAACTAAAACACAACTTGCGAATTGTTTAATAGGTGTTCTAACTCCTGCCATTACTGGTGTTGGAATATTAATTTTAAATTGTGATATTGCATCATAATATCTTTTAACATATTGTAATCTATTTTTTTCTGGATAGTTAGCAAATAAGGTTGCCGCAATCATCATATACATATCTTGTGGTGTTTCGTATAATTGTCCTGTACTTCTATCTTGTACAAGATATTTGTCTACTACTTGTCTTATTCCAGCATAAGTGAAATTTAAATCTCTGTCTCTTCGTATCCAAGAATTAAGTTTTTTTGATTCTGTTTTAGAATATTTTTCCATGATGTCTTTGTCATAAACACCTGATTGGACATTTCTTTCAATTAATTTAGGCAAAGGCATATATTCATATTGTCCGTGTGCTTCTTTACGTACATCATATAAAAGTAATCTTGCCGCGGCGAATTGATAGTTTGGTTGATCTAGAGTTATTAAATCATTTGCTGACTTAATTAGGATTTGTTGAATTCCTTTAGTTGTTATTCCATCATAAAATTGAATATTAGCATTCATTTCTATTTGAGATGAGCTAACACCAGGTAAATCGTTACAAGCTTCTTCAACTACAAAATGAATTTTATTAATATCTAATTTTTCTAGTTTGCCTTTACGTTTTTGTACCTTAATCTGTGAATACGCCTGAGTTGTAGTAGTTTCCATAAAATTATTTTGTTTTGTCCCTGTCCGATGTATTCTTTAAAGTACTATTTATTTTATATTTATGATTAGCTTATTATATGCAATTTTTTTGTTTTTGTCAATTTATATTTGCTTCGTTTTTGTAAAAATTTAAAAGGGTAATATGGTACTAAAACTAAAGGTTGTTAGTTAAAGTACCATATTATAATTATCTAAGAAAATTTCTATTAAGAAAGAACCGAAACGTGGAAAAGTAAGCCTGCATTGTCTCCAGCAGTAGTATTTTTAACATAAAATACCAAAGTTTCCTTTGTTGTGTCGCCATTTTCGTCTGATAATGCAGTTGTGAATTCTAAATTAGTTTGATAAGATGCATCACCATCGTAATTATATTCATCTGCTATTTTAGTAGTACCTTGTGCTATATTAAGCATTACATTTAATTCACCATGTCTTGTTGCGTTAACTGTATTGCTTAGATATGTATAATCAATTTTATATTTTTTATTTGAATCTGCTGGTAATCTAAATAATCTTTGTGTAGTTGGTACATAACCAACTGAAGCATCAAACGTATATGAAAAAGTACCTGCAAACTTTCCTTCTATCTCTGGAATATATGCAACATTAGATAAATTTGAAGTATCAGATGATAAAACTTTTGTTCTAGTAAAGTGATCTGCGTGAGATGAATTATTTTTAGATTCAAATTTAATTACTCCAGATATTGGTCCATTTTCTGTACCACCATCATTTCCAACTAATGCATAAGAATTATTTGCACTAACATTTCCATAACCTTCTTTAACCCAAAAACCATTTTTATCTATGTTAGCAAATCTTGAATTAGTAATAGTATTGTTAATAGGTCCTGTAGCCATTGCTACATTTCCTAAATTTGTGCCTCTACCCCATACTACACCATATCCTAAATTTTCAAATATGCTGTTTGTAAAAGTATTATTAACAATATCATTATCTGAAATTATTCCATTGCTCCAACCATCTACATAAAATTTGTTAAAATTATTATTTGAACAAGTAACAACAGAACTTAAACTTGCTAATTTAATTCCTGCTTCAGCACCATTTTGAATTGCTGTTCCTGTAGTCCACGGTCCTTTTAATTTAACATCTTCAAAAAAACTATTAGAAACATTATCTAATTGCATTCCAAAATATGCGTGACTAGTTGTATGTTCAATTGTTAAACCTTTAATTGAAAGGTGTCTTGGTTGATTAAGAGTAGTTGTTTGTGCAAAGTGAGTTGAACTGTCGCCCGGAACTCTAATTCCGTTTACTGCAACAATACTTGTAAAACTTCCATCTTGTTTTATAACAGTTTTGTCACTACCATCTCCTTCGATATTTGTAAAAGGTGGTAATTTTAATGTTCCGTTAATAACATATACTCCAGCATGAAGATGAAGTGTAACTCTGCTTGTTTCATTTCCAACAGTTGCCGGGTTACAAAATAATTGATCTATTGCTCTTTGTAAAGCAACTGTTACGTCTGTACCATCTCCAGTAATACCAAATGACCTAGCACTAACTAAATCATCTAGTCTAGATTGTAAATCTCTTTTAGTATGATCTAAGGCAGTTATACCTGTTTGTACAGTAGACCCATTTAGGTAAATGTATTGATTGCTTAATTGAAATAAATTGTCGTGTTCTGTTAAAACTTTAGTATTTCCAACATTAGGTGCACCTTCAGCCACAGAGCCATTACCCAAGTATAATTCTTGAGAATCTACTGCCCAGCCAAATTCACCACCTGCAAGTTGGGGTAAACCAGAACCTGCGGTCTTTTTACCTCGTCTAATCTGTATTCTTGATATCGATACAATAGCCATATATGTCCTTATTATTTTATATTTATCGACTGTATCGTGTTTTGAAATTTAGTTCGTATGTTTAATATAGTACTGCTCTACCCTTTTCCACCACATATCTTTATAATCATTGTAGTTTTCAGGTGTTATGTTAAATTGTTGGTATGTAAGATTCCTGCAACATAAAAATACGTGTCCTTGGTTAATATTAGTACCGTACACTTCATTATGTGCTTCTGCATAAGCCACTAACTGCAAATAGTAATCTGTAACCCATTCTTCACGTTTGGGCTTGTTTGACTGTTTAAAGTCTATGATAGCAGGCATACCTTTATATTCTCCTAATATGTCAGTTGTGCCGGCATAAATTTTAGGAAAATATAATCCAACTTCACTGCCCCATATTTCATTAATATCTTTTAATCCATTTTCATATATTTTTTGTGCCATTTTAAAAGCCTGTTGATGATAAGGATTAGAACCGGGTTTTTTCCATTCGCCGTTGTTTACATAATGTTCAAGATGTTTATGCATAGAAGTTCCAACGGTAGTTGCTTCAGCAGTTATTTCTTTAGCTTTTTGATAGCCTACTTTTTTACGCCATTTGACTAAATGAGTTTTGTCTTTAGTATCGTCTAGGATTGTTGTAACACTTGCTAATTTGTCGCCGTCTGGGGTTTGATATACTCTTCTACCTTCAAGTATGGATCGGGACATTTTTTTATATTCATACTTCTCGGTAATTAACGACATTAAAAATTATTTTTCGTTTTCTTGATTTTCTGTAGTCAAAGAATCTATTTTATCTAATTCCTCAGTTCCAGTAAGATTATCGATAGCCTCAATTGGTTCTAATACATCTTGCATTTGTTCCAATACTGTTTGTTCTGGAAATTGATCTGAAGGAACAAAAGGTGAATAACCTTGGTCACTTGCTGATTCATCATCTTCACCAACAATTGATTTTACTTCTGGTACATAGTGCTTTAGCATATCTTCTACACTTTGTTGTAAAGTCATTTTAGACATTGCACAACCACTACAGGCTCCTGCTAATTGTAATTTTACAAATCCTGTTTCTTCGTCAAAGTCCAAATAATTAATGAAGCCATTATGTTGGGCAACTGAAGGTGCTACTTTTTCATCCAAAATAGTCTTGATATCTTTAACTATTTCTTCTTTTGTTCTATCTGTCATCTTGTTATTTTATGTTACTTTTTGTGTAAAGTCAATTAAAATCTTTTGGCGGTAGCTCGTTTAGCCATTTGCTTAATATCTGATGTTTTCTTCTTTTGAGTTATTTCTGGATTTGAATTATTTGCATCTGTTTTTAATGTGATGCCATCTTTATCAAATTTTTGGGTTAAGTTTTTTACGCCAGGAACACTATCGTATCTGTTTTTGAAGTTATTAAAGCTATATTGACCGCCTCCGACATTCTGCATTATTTTATTAAGAGCATCATAATTTAAATAGGCAGTTTGCCCTTTAGAATTTGCACTACTAATTAAATTTCTTAATGTTTGGATAAGGAGAGTGTCGGAAGACTCGGTTAAGCCTTTTTTTTTCCTGTGGACTTTGCTGATAATGTTTCTGCTAGTCTTCTTGACATTCTTAAAATTGATTCTCTTTTGCCTCTGTCTGCTGGTAAATCTCCACCAGTTGCAGGTTCGCTCGCTCCGAAATCGTCTGCTGGAACATCTGCTATATCATCTGTTGGTTCTACTACAGGCTCTTCTGGAGTATCTGTTCCCATTGTTGCTGGAACTGTCTCGCCTGTCAGGACGGCTACGCCTCCTGTTAATGATGTTCTTGTAACTTCTAGTGCTGAGTATAATGATTCTAATGCTGGTTTAACTTGATTAACAAAACTTTCTGATTGCTCTGAGCCTACTTCATCTCTAATTGCATCGCTTAATTCTAACATTGATTCTGTTTGCATAGACGCTGTGTCTTCCATCCAGCCTGTGATTTTGTCAACCATATCTTTAGCCGCCATCACTAATTGTGCATTTTCTTCTGCGCCTTCTTTAACTTGTACGTCTTCTTTTTTCATTGCTTTTTTAATTGCTATATCTTTTGATTTCATATAATCTTTAGAATCGACATCGCCATCTTTGTCATGGTCTTTGCCTCCGCAACGGCAATTGCTATGCTGGCACTGGTCTTTGCCTTTTGCTTCGGTTGTTTTTAAATCTGTTGCTTTCATTGTATCAGTATTTATGTTCTCGGGTGCCATATCGCTAGGGTCTGGAATAGCATCTCCTTGGTCATCAAAGCCTTTTTCTACCATATCTATTGCAGTAGATAGTGTATATTGTGAAGTAGAATCTTTTGCATCTGCTTTTCTTCGTTCTAAATCTGCTATAACTTCAGCTTTAGGTTTAGCCAAGTGATCTGGCTCATCTTGATACTCACCTACTATTTCTTGAGCACCTACATGGATATCTGACATACCACCTTCAATTGCCGCATTTATTACATCTAAAAACATTCTTTGTTTTTGATACTCTTCGCTAGTAGCTAAATTTTCTTGGGCTTGAAGTGTTGAAATTTTGTTGATAGTTCTTGTTTTTGCAGACTCTAATTGCTCCATTGTGAACTTTTTAAGGTCAATACTTTCACCAAACATTTGTGCTAACGTTTGATTCATTTGCTCTGCTGTAACTTTTGCGTTAAATTGCGATATCTTCATTAATAATATCCCCTATATGATTTATTTATCAAATACATACTCATCTAGGCGGTCCCTTAGGTTTAACAAATCATCCCACGCAATATCGTAACGTATATGGGCAGAATCTACAGTAACTTCATTATCAGAATTAGCTATTGTGCTTTTGAATTGTACGCATTTATTGTATTTTGATTGGATTTCTCTATCTAGATTTGTTATTTGTTCTATGTCATCTTCACGATTATCGACTAGGGCTTTAGCTGTTGCAATGGCTCCTGTTTTAGTAAATGTAGTTGCAACTTGTCTATTATACCTTAGGTCGTATATTAAGTTACTATAACCGTTTTCTCGTATTATATAATGCTTCATCCGTATGCCACTACCATTTTTTATAGGTATGCACACCTTATGAATGTTTCTGTCTATGAGTTTTTTTAATTCTTTAGATAGATGTTTTGTATTCATTTCCAACCACAAGCACTTGTCCGTCTTTTACTATTTTTTTAACGACACTTTTGTTTATAAGATTTCTGATTAACTGTTGTTCTCTTTCGGTAAAGAGATCTAAACGACTCTGTTCTTTAAGTTTACTCAAAACGTTATATTCTTCATTTGAGACGTAAATTTTAAAACTGTCTAATATTAATTCGTTAATCTTCATCCCTGTGCTCTTTGTCTTCTTAATAAGTTGTTTATTACAGGATTCAGGTCCTTCTTATTAAGTGTGGTTGTAGGGGGTTCTCCGGGCTGTGGATCAGGGTTTTTAAATGATACTGTATCTGCATCAATTTTGTCTATTTCCATGTCCTTTTCTTGATTTGGGCCAACAGGTATTGGAATCATTTTACCCGGTTTAAGTAAATCCTTGTTGGCGTCTTTATTAATTTGTGTGGCTACTTGTTTTGCTCCTATAGATTTGATAGTTCCTTTTGGAAGAACTCCTGTTGGAACTGGGGCTCCTGTTCCTGAGCCTGCTCCTATTTTTTTCATCAGGCTTTGAATATAATCAGTTTCTTTAATTTCTCTATATCTCATTATCTTATCGATGCCCTTTTCCAGATACTAGGTCTTGTAGCTGTTCTAAATGATGTTCTTCCTCTAACTGTTTGGTGACCTAATCTGTTTAGTTTTGATATACGTCTAGAAAATGTAGCTCTTTTAGTTCTTGCTCTTTTAACTTTAAGTGCAGAACCTTTTCTAGCTTTTGCTCTTTTGATTGATATAATACCAGACATCCTTTTAGGAGCTGTACAAGTTTTAGGATCAGATACAATTCTTCCTTTTCGTACCCCAGCAGTGCAACGATACTTACGTACCATTTTGCCCCCGGTTCTAGACCAGACCTGGACGAATGTTTCACCTACCTGTAATGGGCTTACTACTTCTACTATTTTCATACTTTTCCTACTGTATGAACGTATTTAGCGAATGTGGGGGGTTATATTGGAAATTTTAATAATAGAACTACTATTGTGGAAAGGAGTCCAGCTACTATGGTACCTGTGGCACCTATAATAACTTTAATCATCGACTTGTTACCATGCATTATAGCTTGTTGATTTTGCTCAATTCTAGTTTCTATTGCCTCAAGTCTCTTCTCCAAAGATGCGTATCTTTGGTGACACAACTCGACGTGTGCTTCTAAATTTTTCTGTTCTATACTTCTGGACTCTGCCATTTTTTCTCTCTTCCTAATATTTTTATTATCCAGTGGAAGGGCCTAAGATTATGCCTAAAATGTGCCTTGATTCGTTTAATGTTACTATTTATTGCCAATGTTGTCGTCTTTTTCTACTATTATTATATTATTAGTTTTTAAATCTTGTGTTCTGAACATACTATTGGTTAAACTAATAGTTTCGTCTAATGCATTGATTATAGGGACCAAATCTATGTCTTCTTTTAAATGGCCGATAATTTCACTAACAGGTAAAGGGTCTGCTCTATCTTCCATTGTAAATTCCATAGACCATACATTATGTTCTCCAGTATAGTTCTCACCAAAATTTGTATTTGCCAAATTTACTTTTTTTAATTTTGGATTGTCAATAGGTTCAATATTTGATCTAAATTGGAGACAGTTTTCAAAGGTTAGATAGTTGGCGTTTTGGGAAATAGCTTTTTCGTCTTTGCTATTATTTTTGTGTAACCCTGTTTTTGTAATGTCTACTAATGATAAAATTTTAAATCTCATACACTTTTCTTCTCTTAAGCTAGTTGTACTTATTATAGATGAAAAAAGGGTGCTCAATTTCTTGAACACCCTTAATTCTGAGAATCTAAAAAGTTTAATTCTTATTTTAAATTACAGCACGTATGTTTTAGCTGTAACAGATGCACTGCCCAAATTGATAGAATCAACTGTTCCTAAAGCCTGCACTACATCTTCTAAGTGAGCCGCTAAA